TTGGTTGTACTTGGTCAAGGTGTGCCTTTGATAGAAAACCAAAGATACCCATTGATGTGATAAAGATTAATACTATAACTGCAAATGTTAAGTATGCCTTTATGGCTCTTGGTACAAGTTTATTGCGCCAGTTATTATACAACCAAGAGGCGGCAACTAATTTACCAACCTCTAATGCACTACCCATAGCGATAATGGGTATTACTGCTCCTGCAAATAAAGTGGACAAACCTATAATAGAATAACCAGCGGCTATAACTGATATAGATATTGCACTTAAAAATGTTATTATAATTGTCAACATATAAGTCCTAATTTAATTGAGGTATATCGTATTCTGTTCTTAACTTCTTAATAATACTTTTCACTTTTGGAAAGTAATTTTTATCTGAAGCATATGCACCAAGTGTCTCTACATACTTTAAAGAATCTTCTACACCATTGTCTCTTAATTCTCTGTACTTATCATAAGCACCACCACTATTTAGTATATCAATATAATGTTGTACACTATCACATTCATGTTGGTAAACTCTTACACCCCATTTTTTAGGATTGTTTGACGGTAACATATGAGGCTCTCTTAAATCGTATGTACGAATACCAAATAAGTTTTTACCCTCTAATGCAAATCTACTATTACCCCAACCACTCTCTAAAGCAGCCTGAGCCAATAATACTTCAAAGTTTACAGGTATTACATCTGTTGTAGTATTGTAAATATAATTTACACAAGCACCTACACTATTAATAAATGTTTGATTGTTTTCTCTCTCAAAATTTGGTCTCTTGTGAATATTAATTTTTTCTAAAGTTTGAACAACTTCCTCTACTTCTTTTTCAAGTAAGATTGCTTGTGTTTCTTCCTTTTCTGCTGATACATGATACCACACACCACCAAAAAACAAAATGACCGTTACAGCCATTAATGTTTGGAGTATTGTTTTGATTTTTGCTAACATTTTACGCCCTCTTTAAAATGATGTAATCATAACTTGATATAGATTCAGGCTCGTTCTCGCCGTATTCTGACCAAGTACCAATCTCTATGTTTTTATTCTTCTTTTGGAAGAAAGTTAAACTTGGATTGTCCATGTACTTTGACATGTTCTTAAATATCTTTTCAGATTGTTTTTCTGTAAAGTTATTCATTACATCTGTTGCCCAATTACCAGTATAGTAAGTCATCTTCGTATCATTACCATTCATAAAGTAATCTAGCTTTTTGGGGACGCCACTAATCACATTTTTTAGATAGTGGTCTAGTTCTTTTGATTTTCTCGCTTGTGCCATAATATAGTCTTCCTCTCTTTTGTGTTATAGTCCTTTGATTAAAAATTTATTGATTACATTTTTAGTTGGTATCACGGTAGTATTACCACCATCACTCAACTCGTTATGTTCATCATAATTATAATCACTCATTAATACATGTACATCTTTGGTTTCTTTTACCAACCAACCAGTTGATACACATATAGCAGGTTTACTTTTCTGAATTTCTTTCAGAGTTCGCCAACCTGAATCACTTTGAATATCCTCCCAATACACCATATAGAAATCAAACTCAAACGGTATGCCGGGAAGTACATCTGATTTTAGTCTTTTTTTAGCCACTTATTTCCTCTTTGTATTTCTCATCTGCTTTCATTCTCAACTCTTGAGCTATACTTTCTAAAATAGACGGCAAGTATTTCTCTAAAACACTCGTCATCTCCAAAGAAAATTGATATGCCAATTTAGCCATTTCTGCCTCTAATACTGACATGTCAACACCATTACCACTAATGTTCTCTTTAATAACATGAGCGACAACAGCTTTGTTATACTCGTCTGCGTTTGCAACTTTCGTTAGACCAGTTAAACCAAACCATAAAATGGCGTTGGCTATAATAACTGTTAGAACAAACTTTTTCATAATATATCCTTTCTTAATATTTATTGGTATATAATACACTAAAAGTCGCCTAGAGTCAAGCGTTTTTTACGCTTTTTTGATGTTTTTTTTGTTGATTTTACTTGCTTTTTAGGCTGCGACACCTATGACCAGTTACTCCGGTCGTGCAAATTTGTCATTCCAACCAAAAGCCTCTTTAACTACAGATTCGGTAAGACCTTTATACATCTTATTCAATGATTTATTCTTCATTCCTAATAGTATTTGAGCCTCATCTTGGTGTAAACCCTCTAACATCTGTATAAACATAGTTTCTTTTTGAGTTTTAGTTGTAGCTGCGTCTGCACCTTTGACAAAATGCCAAAGTCTCTTTGCTTCATTTCTCAATAAACCATGTTCAGTACCAATTGGTGCCTCATTCTTCATAAATGGTGGGTCGCCTACTGGTAAGTCCCATACGATTGCTGGGTCAAATGCACCTTTTAATACTTGTTTAAGTGGAGCACTTGCGTTCTCTTTGAGAATTGCAATCTTTTTAGGTTTGTCTTTTGCGTTGTTGATTTTTTTTAGAATCTCTGACATGAGTTGAACATTCTCACCAATACCTGCTGTATTTTGTGATTGTTTCATCATTGCCGGATTCATTAAATTTGGATTTCTTGTTATTTCAGCCATAATTTCTCCTTCAATTCAGTTATATCTATTTATACGACACATAGACCACAAATACCAATGCCATAACAAACATTGTTATCAGTACATGATTGCCTAAATTCCATGCACTTTTACCTACTGTATTTGGATTTTTAGGGTCTATAAAATTTTTCATGTAAAATTTCTTTTTTTGTACCACTCGTAATATGATTTATCAGTAAAAATCTCTGCAATCTCGGCTGCTGGTACTTGGTCTGATTTTATACATGTTTCTAATGATTCATACTCGTAGGTATCTACCTTTCGAGTCATTTTTTTATCTTTATTTGCTTCTGCCAATGTTCTTACAACTCTATCTTGTTTAGCAATTGTCATCTGGTGGTCCTTTATCATTCTCGTCTCTATGGTTACTATCTAAATTTGTTAGTAAAAACCATAATACTACTATTGATATTGGTATGCCTATAAAAAATAAACCTTGCATTAAAACTTTCTGACTATATGTCTTCTTAAAGCTCTAGTCAATTCTTCCATTTTATCTATAATAGCAATCAAACTAGGGTCTGTAATATAATTTCTTTGTTCTTTTAATTTGTCGTATTCTTTTAATGGAATCTGTACCATCGGACTTGGTGGTTGATGTTCGTTTTCCATTGTAGCGTCAAGCGCTCTTTGTTTTTCTTCACTATCTGTCATAAAAACCTTTGGTTAACCTAAAATGAAAACAGGGGCTTTAAGGGCCCCTGTCTCCTGATTTTTAAATTATGCTGAGTAAGCTACTTGCTTACCAAATACAGCGTTCATACCGTTAATCAAAATTGCTTTTGATGGTGTACCAACTCTGTATGAAACACCAGCAGCTGACCTATTTTCATAAATCATCATGCCTTCGTTTCTTAATTTACCAACCATTGCAGCTGGTGATTTAAGGTCAAATGTGTTTCTTAATGTTTTCCAAGAAACATCTTTACCTGTTGCGAAAAGGTTTCTTACCTTTGTCGTTTTAGAAGTTTTAGCTCTAGCCATATCTTCATCTCCTTTTGTGTTAAATAAAAATTTAAACATAATTGTTTAAACTCCTTTCTTGTTTTAAGTTTAAAGTGCTCCCACTATTGCTAGGCAAAGCGTATTGTAATAGTTTGACTAGCGAATTCATTTATCTTCCGGGTCAAAGTCAGGTGTAAAATGTATATCAGCCATATCTGATAAATCTCTAACTTCGTCCTCTACATCTTTTGACAATGGTTTATGAGGTTTGTGTTTTATATCTAACACTTTTGAATAATCTAATCTAGCAGATTTATTATTACCTCTTGTATTTAAAGTTACCATTGTGTCTGTTAATTGTTGTGCTGGGTGCTTCTTATTAAAGTCTCTATAAACTAGACCTCTGATTGCGTCTATAACTAGAGCAAGGTCAGCTGTAAAGGTCATTGTATTAGTTCTTATTCCCATATTTACAAATTTATCTAATAATTGATATGCAATATCATCAACATTTCCTTCAACAAACTCTTTAGTTTGTTCCTCAACTAAGCGACTATGCTCCTTTGGGTCAACTGGATGTGAGACTCTTTGTTTGTCTTTAATCCTGTTGGTTGGAAATAGTATAATATTATCTTTATCATTCACCAATTAACTCTCCCTTAAAATTTACTTTTTTTTGGTCAGCAAAATGTTCTACTAACTGATTATAACCACCAATTAACTCGCCATCTATTTTGATTTGAGGCATAGTTCTAACATTCTTACCGATATCTTCAATAAGTTTACTAGGGTCAGAACCAAAGTCTTTCTCTAAAGTTTTCTCTTCGTATTCAAGGCCAAGATTTTTAAGCAATGCTTTGGCCTTGCTACAAAAGACACAATTGTTTTTACTATAAACTGTTATTGTCATCTTTCTTCTTCTTTAAGTTATCCCATGCTTTTTGACTCTCACCATTTAAATTATAAGCGTCAACGGCTTGTTCAATAGTGTAATTAAACATCTTATTGTACTCGCCAAGAGGCAATCTCATACCAATCCATGTTCTATAATAACCATTTTTAGTTAATGTTACATCTTGAGCAAAGATTTCGTAGCCTCTAACAGGTGTATTTGTAATAGTATTAACAATAATACTTTCAACCTCTGTTACCACGGTTTTAGTTTCTGTTTTACCAAGTTCTTTAATGAATTGTTTTGATTCTTTATTCATTTCACCCTTGATAATATCTGCCAATTCAGATTTAGCCATCATTTTAGCTTTCTCTATTGACAACTGTAAATCAGGCGATACTGCTGTTGCAACACCAAAGATACATTGTTTATCATTGTCTGATTTCTTCAACCATTTTAGGTCACAAGCTTTTGACTCGTTGATATCAGCCATGTACCACGCCGGTACTTTGTCAACAACATTACCTTTCTCTGATTTAATTTTGTAGGTACTATTCATACTAGAACAAGCACTCAAGCCTGCAATAGCCATAATCATACCAATTTTCATCACTTTATTTTTCATCATATTTTACTTTCCCTTACATTATATACTAACTCTTGTAAAAAGGCAAGCGTGGATTGTACATAACCAATTGCTTGGTCACTAGATACATCATAAGCTATAACTAAAACAAGAGCGACTATGATTAAATTTCTAATCATTATCTCACCTCCCATTCACCATTTTCATCTAAACATACTTTTCCTGGTGTTTTAAAAGCATGCCCTTTCCGACTATAATATCGGCAGTATTCAGGTGTATTGACATCATGGTAGTAAAACTGAGCAAATAAGTCCCAATAACCTGGACTATCTGGCGCTTTTCTACCGTCAGCACACTCTAAAATTTCTCTTTTTGTAATTGTATCGCCTTCTTGTATTATCTCTACTTTAACAAAACAATATTGGCCGTCAACTTTGTCTGGTGATATAGTTTTAATTTTACTATGTAATACTTTTTCGCCTGCAACTGCTATGCCTGAAATAATCATAAAGATTATCAGTATAAATGTCCATGTCAAATATCTTTTCATGTTAAATCTCGGGTCAAACATATTTTTTCAATTCTTTAATACTTTGCTCTGTATTATATATGTCTTCTTCTAATTTGTCAATGGTGGATTGCTTATTAGTTATTTCAATCTCCTGTTGAATTTCTTTAACTTCGTTCTCTAATTGTTCTATTCTATCATTATATCTATTACTCATCTTTTTTCTATCCATCTCCCATCCGGTAACTGACAAGCAGTACCAAATATCACTTCTCTATTAACACCACCAATACCAATCAATGGCCAGCTACTTGTTATATCAAGTGTAGCGTCATATTCTTTACACTTCAAAGGTCCTTGTAAATATGACCTTGTCACATGTATAATACCTGAATTACCTGTTTTCTTATTATACCAATTTGTATAACTTGAACCTGAACCACTTGTATTTAAATGGTCTACAAATACGGCATTGTGTACATCATAATCTGAATTGTACATTAATTCTGCACCTGCAAAAGCACCAACTACGGCACAACTAGCTACAGCATATGGGTTTGAAATACCTGCCTCTACACATACTGCTGTTGAAGTAGTACCACCTAGGCCTGCACCTAAATGACTTCTATTAACGGAGCTGCAATTGGTCAGGAACACCAATGATAGTCCTAATAATAGTACCGATTGGATTGATTTCATATTTGCCTTCTTCATTCTTTTTCATTGATGAGCACGCTGTCATGGACAATGCCAGAATAATCACCATAGTTATTTTTTTCATAATTGCCTTTGTCATTGGCCACTAATAGACAATCTGCCTGTATAGTGTCAATAAGATTTTGTATTTTTAAATCTCTGTCGTTTGATTTAGGGGTCTGATATTTCAAGACCCTTAAATCGTCTGATATTCTCTTAATAGAGTCTATCTTATCGCAAAATGCACTAATTTTGTGATTCATCTTTATTTCCCTTAAGCATTGTAAACGGCCATTTAGTTTTCATGTCCGCCCAACTCTTTGCTTGGTACTCTTTAGTTTTGTCAACTTCATTACCAATAAACTTAACAAGTTTACCTGGTACTTCAGCTACATTAGAAACAAACTCTTGTGGAGTAATTGTTTTATCTTCCGCTTTAGCGACACCAGTAATCAATATGAATACCAATATTGCTAATACGCCTATACATTTTTCTAAAAATGTCATACTTTTCTCCCTGCTGTTTTTATGTCCTCTTTAGCGATAACCATATAAGGACCTTTATTGTAAGCTGGAGCAACTGTAAAGTTTTTACTCGCCTCAATCTTCCAACTATTGTCGGGTTTTGTACCACCCACACCAATTTTATTTGACAATGGTATTGCATTAGTAGGTTGTTTGATAACATTGTCATCTTCTTTAATCATTCTACTTACAATATCAATGGCATGTCTACCATCTTTT